AGAAGCAGATACAACAAAGTGTATTTCATCTTTAGCTAGATTGTAACTTGTAAACTGAGGTAATAGTGAATTTACACCACTTATAGATGATTGTACATCAGTTGATCCAGATATCAATTTAAAAGATCTTACAGCCTTCAAATCAGCATTAGTTAAATCTTCAGCAGCAAATTTAACAACTTTAAGTTGTGAATTAGACAATGAAGATGAAAACTCTTGATTGAAGTTAATATCTTTATAATTAGCAGATCCGGTTGTATATGTACCTGTTGCAGGATCAGCACCACCAGCCGCATATGTATATGACTGTGAAACAACTTGTACTGAATATCCATATCTACCTTCACCATACAGACCACCAACACCATAAGGTTCAGATGAACCAGAAGGTGTATTAGGACCAGTTTTACCTTGCAGTGAACTTACATCACCACCAGGAACTGATACTGCATTGTTTGTACCAAAGCCTTCAGATTGTGAACCTTCAACTTGCTTACCATATTTGAAATCTAGAAAGAATACTAGACCAGAAGGTAAGTTCATTGGTTGTACACTTACGAAGTCTTGAGCTGCGATTTCACCAAAGATTCTACGAACCAATGGAAGAGCCACGCCAGACCACTCTTCAGAACCAGCACCACCAGTAGCAGCAGGTGTGCCACCACCAGTATAGGTGTTTTCTGAAATTAACTGTTTTGCTTGGTTTTCAAGCATTACAGCCATTCCTGACTTTTGGAATTCTTCATTCAGACCATCCAAAAGTCCTGTTTTTTCCCATTTAGAGACAAGTTTTTTTGCTTCAGCCTGTTGGCTTTTCATTGGACTTGCATCTAATAGGGATTCATTAATATAATTACTCATTTTAATTTTCTCCTAAATTAAACTTAACCACTTATAATACCAGCAAGTTTCTTAAATCTATTAGCAACATCATCTTCTTCAGTAATCACTTTTTTTGATTCCTTTGAAGGTTTTGTTGAGCCAACAGAAGAACTAGCTGATTCTCTAATTGGATTTCTTTTATTAATTGAACCATTATCACCGAACTGTTCAGCAAGTGTAGAATAAACAAGTTTAATCTCTCTTGTTGATTGTGTTCTGTCAAATGTTTCAACTACTTTTAGTTTTTGATTATTATCAAGCGCGAACTCCTTAAACAATTTATTGGTAAACAATAATTTTGCATTAAGAATATTGACTTCGTGAAGTTTATTTTTCATGAACTTAACGGCTTCTTTGTACTCTTTAATTTCAGCTTTAAGAGCAGCAACACCATCCATATCATCAACTTCTGTTGAATCACCTGGATCTTCTGTTGATGCACTATTAGCATTTGAAGCAGGTTGTTTGTTATCACCACCACCGATACCTGAAGAAACATCATTGTTTTCATCAAGTTCTTCATCTTCTTCATCTTCGCCTTCTGCGAAAATAGATTCATCGATTTCGAGATCTTCATCACCTTCTTCTTCACCTTCTGATTTAAGAGCAGCTACACCATCCATATCATTACCTTCACCAGATTCAGGATTCTTATTACCTTCAACATTCTCATCGTAAGCATCATCTTCTTCAGCTAAATGAGAAGCATCAGTTTTACCCTGTTTTTCATCGTAAGCATCGTCTTCTTCATTGATTTCTGTTTCAAGTTCACGAATTATAGCTTCAAGATCAAGATTGTCATCTTCGATACCAATTTCTTCTTCTCCACCAATTTCTTCTTCACCTTCTTCAGAAACAATAGGTGCATACTTCACACCATTGATTTCAATAACTTCTTCAACATCTGGTTCACCCATTTCAGGTTCTTCAGCTGGAATTTCCTCTTCACCACCGGCAAAAGGATCTTCCTCACCAATACCATAATCACCCTCTTCAGGAGCAATTGCAGGTTCTTCAGTTGGTATCTCTTCTTCACCACCAAACTCATCCTCTTCAGGAGCAATCTGTAATTCTTCTTCATCTTCGAATTCATCTTCTTTAAGTTTAGCTGAAAGCATAGATTTCAACTGAGGAGTAAACGCTTCTTCTAGTGCCATCTTTGCATTTGCAAGAGCTGTTTCACGAACTGCTTTAGCATCTGCGATAGCTTCTTTTAATAAATCACCCATGATTTATCTCCTCGTATTGTATTTGGAATAAGTTTATTAGGAAACTTAATAAAGTTAGTTGGAATGTTTAGACACCCCAAATCCACTAAAGGGGTGTATTATTATAATTTTATAACTATAAATATAAGTTTATTGAAAATTATTAGAAATTATTTTCTTTTTGATTATTATATTTATTTCTTAATTTTGCTAAATTCTTTTTTTCTCTTTTTTCAGCTGATGGTTTTTTATAATAAGTTCTTTTCTTTAATTCTAATATTAAACCACTATCCTTTACCATCCTTTTGAATTTTTTTAATGCCCATTCGACATTATTGTTTTTTACTTCTACCCGCAAACCACGTTTCTCTCGTGGTTTTCTATGTTTTCTTCCCATATTAACCTCTTATTTATTGACCTTTTACACCTTCATAACTTATATACGGACCACCAAAAGTTCTCGCATATGAAATTGTAAATTTTGTTTTTGGATCTTTTTTACGATTTATAAAAACTGCAGAACCACCATTTGCATATGTATTATTTTTTAATCTTATGTATTTACTACTCAATGCACTAATTAAATCTCTACCCATATCTTCATAATTATCTGGTGGGTTGTAATCCATCCAACTATCGTATTTAACATTTTCACCTTTTTCATTAGGACCTGTAAAATCGTTTGTAAATTTAGTTTTTACTTTTTTCTTAAATTTGATACCAATTTTTTTAGCGGCACGATCAACATCGGATGTTATTTTACCTTCTGTTAGTACTACTCCTTCTGGCATACTAATTAAGTATCCCAATTTTTTATATTTCTTTAATACACTTGGAGTATTCACAACTACTATCTCTTTACCAGAAGTTCTATGTGTCAGTTCAATAGATTTACCTTTCTTTGTGGTAATACCGATGTTCCCCTCTATTAGTGATTTTAGTTTAATCATTTGACAATTCTATCAACAATCTTTCTGATTGATTCTCTTAATTTTTGTTCACCCGTTTTTGCCTTAATAAATTCTTTAGCCAAATATCTTTCTCTACCATATTGAGCTTTTGTCCATTTCTTTCTCATTGAAACAGGCATATTAGCTACATCCTCATTCATATTATTTGCCATCCAAGACACCCTACGACAATCAGAATTATATACTCTTTTATATCTATTTTCTTCAAGAGTTTTCATCCATCTTTGAACTTCTTTAACTGTGAATCTTCTTGGTTTTACTGATTCTTTTACAGATTCAAATTCTTTTTCTATATTAGCTAAATCATCATCGGATGGTTCTTTATCATATGGATTGTCTTCATCTCCACCGGGACCACTACCAGGACCACCCTCTTCTAGTTCATCAATAGATTGTCTGATAAATTCTTTTAATCTACTTCTCGTTATCTTTTTCACCCTCTTCCTCCTCAATAAGTTGAGCCTCACTTAAACAACCTCTAGCGACTGCTGTGTGAGCATCTTCTACTAATCTAAATTCTTTGATTTGTATAGGAAATTCTTCTTGATTAAATTGTTCACCTACTACTTCCATAAACCCCTTAACAAGTGCAGTTCCACCACCAAATACTACTGGAATTTTATCAGGAAAGTTTGGTACACTTTCAGCATTGTTAAACTGATGTGCTAAGTTAGTTAATAAGTAATTAACAAGTGCTCCGTAATATGAACGAATAGCATTTATTATGTTGTACTCTTCACTTCCCTCTTGATAAATATCATTTATTGCAGATTTTGTTAAATCTAACTGATCTGAACTTTCTTTAACTGCAATTGCTTTAGCTTTTGTAACACCACAATCGTTTGCTACATTTTCATCAACCCAATCACCACCTCTAGCTACTGAAAATGATAATGCTGACATACCTTGATACATCACACATATATTACACATACCAGCACCCATTGAAATAGCAATACCAGTTAAATCATCATCTACTAAACCTTCGTAGGCGAGAGCAATACTCTCCTCTACTACTTTAACATCATATCCATATCCTGCAATAATTTGTTGTAATACATCTTCGTGATATGATACTTCTCTTGTTTGATCAATTGGTTTGGCTGGAATACAATAAACACATACTTCCTTACCTTTAGATTTACCAATTAATTCACCGACAATTGCGTTTAATACGGGAAGAGCATCTCTCTCTTGTGGATTAAGTAACCCACTCGACATAGGTCTTCTCAACTCTGTTGTTGAGAAAATCTGTGCATAATTGAATGCATGTTGTCCTACAATGTGAACTTTACCAGATTTTTCCACAAATGGGATATTCTGTCGTTTCAACATTCTTTTTACTTGTTTTGCATCACCATCAACAGTTAAGAAAACATTTCTTTGTTTCTTTATACTATCTTCTGTTGCTGCTATATAATAACTTGTCCCGCAATCTAGACCTTTTGC